ATGACTGTTGTGCCATTTTTGCTTAAAAAGTAAGGGTATATATTGTCGTTCCTAACGTTAGAATGTTGTCAGTCTTAGTTGGTCTAGCGTGAGACTGGCACGCTTTGTGGTCTGTTTCCCACCGTCGACGGCTAATGGTATCCTCCTCGGAGGGCAAAAGCCAAATTGAGTAGGGAGGAGTCGAACCTCCCCTAGATCACCTATTTGATTACTCTTGTGTAAGCAACGCCACGATATACGAAAGTAACTTTCATTGTTAGCTCCATATACTAAGCCCCGTTCCATGCTTAGTTCTCATGCGTCCCCGAAGGGATGAACGGACGTGGCATCCAGTGTCTAGTGACACCGGAGATGATAAAGATATTAGTTATCAGTGTTATCGTCGTCAGAAAGTTCTTTATCAGTTTCTTTCTCTTCTTCTTTTTGAGGTGCATAGTAGGTGATGCTTGCTCTCATTACATTTGATTGATGACTCATCCTATTGATGGTGCTGTTAGTGCAACTTGTGTTGATTCAGCAGAAGCCAAATCAAGTGGGAAGTTGTGAGCGTTACGCTCGTGCATTACCTCGAAGCCGAGGTTAGCTCTGTTTACTACGTCAGCCCATGTAGGAACTACCTTTCCATTAACATCAACTACTGACTGGTTAAAGTTAAAACCATTAAGGTTGAATGCCATTGTGCAAACTCCCATAGCTGTTAGCCATATGCAAATAACCGGGAAAGCAGCAAGAAAGAAATG